ACTCATGTTTGTGACGACATTGTAAATCTTGCAAAACAGTATCAAACACAAGAAGCTGTTGTTGGTCACGGTAAAGATACTGAGATTAGAAACTCTAGAGTTTTATGGTTAAAAGAGCCATGGATTTTTGATTGGATAGATGGATTGATTCATCAAATAAACTCTCAATACAATTGGGATATACATATCTCTGGAAGAGAAGATGCTCAGTTTACTGTATACAAAGAAAATCAGTTTTATGGATGGCATCAAGATTCTAACTTTGTTAAAGAGGGAGAAGAAAGAAAAATTTCAGTAGTAGTTCCTCTTTGCGAATCAGATGAGTATGAAGGTGGAGATTTACAGTTTTACGATCATTTATCTAAGCCTAGTTCAAAAAAAGAAAAAATATTAACTGATGAAAATTTTAGAAAAAAAGGAAGTGCAGTTATATTTCCTAGTTTTACATATCATCAAGTAACAAAAGTAACGAAGGGGCAAAGACTGTCTTTAGTTATTTGGTATAGAGGAGAAAGATTTAGATGAGTACAATATTTGAAAAAAATAATTATGTTGTTGTTGAAGAGGCTGTTTCTAAAGAAATTGCAGAATTTGTAAAAGAGTATTTTCTTCTAAAAAGAAAATGCGTACAGGCTATGTTTGCTTCAAAAACAATATCTCCTTTTGTAGATTATTTTGGAGTATGGAATGATCCACAAGCCCCAGATACTTATTCTCATTATAGTGATTTTGCGATGGAAACTTTATTAAAAGGATTAAAAAATAAGATGCAAGAAGTAACAGGCCAAGAACTTTACGAAAATTATTCGTATGCAAGAATCTATAAACACGGAGATCAGTTAACTAGGCATAAAGATAGATTCTCTTGTGAAATATCGACAACATTAAATTTAGGAGGAGACCCTTGGCCTATTTATTTAGACCCCACAGGAGGAACAAATAATGAGGGACTAGAAGTATTGCTAAGGCCAGGAGATATGCTAGCGTATAAAGGTAATATATTGGAGCATTGGAGATATCCATTTTTTGGAAGAGAGTGTATTCAAGTTTTTTTACATTATAATTCAAAAAATACCTCTGGGGCAGAAGAAAATAAATATGATAAAAGAGAGTTTTTAGGGCTTCCTGCATGTTTGAGAAAGAAATAAAATTTTCAGCGCAGTTTTCGAACGACCTCCTTGCTCCTGTGCCAATAAAAAAGCTTGTTCCAGATTGGTACAAGAAAATGGAAAATTATATAAACAATGATAAACTGAAAGAAAGAGTTACCGTTAAGAAGTGTGTGCCTGTTTTAGATACTTTAACTTCAGGATACGTCATATTAAATCAAGTTGATTATTTATTTTCTAAAAATAATAGAGGAGAAATTTGTTGGCAAACTCACAAAGGGCTTCCCAATCTTGAGCCTTGGGGAATAGGCATGGGTGCGCATGGTCTAGAGCAAATTTCTGATGATATGGTGCGTCTTGATGAAGAGGGTATTCCATTAAAATGGGAAAACTCTTGGACTATTTCTACTCCTAAAAATTATAGTTGTCTTTTTACGAATCCTTTTAATCAAGGTAAAACAAAATTTAGAATATTAGACGGAATTGTCGATACAGATATGTATAATCTTCCTATTAATTTTCCTTTTTTCTTAAAAAAATTTAAACAAGATGAAACGGTTCATATTAAGAAAGGAGAGCCTATTGCTTTAGTTTTTCCTTTTCGTAGAGAAAAATGGAAAATGGTTGTTGAAGAGCAAAAAGAACCAAACATAACTCGTAAAATGAGATTTTTTAAAGCAATAGAAGATAATTACAAAAGACAAGCTTGGAGAAGAAAAAAATATGATTGATGAATTGAATGAATTTATCTATCAATGGGATATTGAAGATTTTTTAAAAAAAACAGGGAGAACTAATCATATAGCGGGTGAAGTTTTTTTAGAAGCAGCTAGACTTATAGCAAATAATTTTTATTTCAAACCTCTAAAAGTTCAAACCGCAGAAGATCAATCTAAAATTATTGAGTTTAGAGAAAAAACAGAATGGGTATTAGATTCACAAGATAGATCAATTAATATATTCTACCCTATTGACTGTTCTGATTTAGGGCTTTACGTTGTCTATAAAGACAAGTCAGAAGGAATACAGGTTAAAAAAAATAAAATATATGCAATACCTTATTGGATGACATATCAGTTTTTATCTCATGATAAAGATACAGAGCAAAAAGTGTTAAACTTTTGGTTTTGGACAAGTCAAAGGTTACAAAAAAGAGAAAAGGATATTTGGTGGTAAAATGATTAAATCAGAAGAACTAAAAGATAAAAATTTTAAAATATTTTTAGGAATGCCAATGTATGGTGGTATGGTTTCTGAAGCAACTGTACACGGTTTATTGGAGCTTCAACAATATAGTATGTCAAAAAACGTTGGTCTAAGATTTCAATCAATGGGCAATGAAAGTTTGATAACCAGAGCTCGAAATACGATAGTTTCCATGATGATGGATCAAACAGATTTTGTAGCAACTCACCTTTTATTTATTGATGCAGATATAGGTTTTACATGGCAAAACATTGAAAGATTACTATGTGCAGATAAAGATGTAGTTTGTGGTATCTATCCAAGGAAACACATTTATTTAGAAAAAGTAAAAAAAATACTAGAAGAAAACCCTAATGCAGAGCCAGATGAAATAGAAGCTAAAGCCTTAGGATATAATGTTAACTTTGATGATCCCTTAAATCTGAAAGGACAGAATGGATTTTTTAAAGTTAACGAAGCAGCCACAGGTATGATGCTAGTTAAAAGAGAAGTGTTTCGCACGATGATGAAAAAGTTTCCAGAGCGTAAATATGATTCTGATCAAATTGTAAATGGTGGATATTATAAATCTGATAATTGTTATGATTTATTTGCGGTGGGTCCCTACAATACTCCTAAGGATGGAAAACCACAAATTAGATACTTATCAGAAGACTATTATTTCTCAAGATTATGGACTGAGGAATGTGGTGGCGAGATTTGGGCTGACTTAGCAATGCCATTAACACACTTTGGTAATAGAGCATTTAAAGGTCATGTAGGAACTCTGGTTGCTAAAAAAAATAAATGAGAATTGAGGTAATCCAAACAGATTGCTCAGCGATAAATAGCGTTTATATCTATCATGATTTTTTAGAAAAAGAGGAAGAATTAGTTTTTTTAACTGATAAAGTAAAAAAATACACTGAAACTAATAGTCCTCTAGACTATCAAACCAATGTTCAAGCTAAAATGACCGATTGGAAAACTCTTTTACAAGATCAAGATTTTAATTTTATTCATCAAAAAATATTAATGACTTTATATAATACTATAAATTTGAGAAATCCTTGTGCTAATGAAAGACTATTTTTATCTTTTACGGATTCATGGGGCATGTCTCATAAACAAGGAGATTTTACTAAAAATCATATTCATAATTTTAATGTCTGGTCTGGAGCTTTTTACTTGGAGGTTCCTCATGAAACTAAAATGTGGTTTGAGGATTATCAATCTGATGTTTCGTTAAAAAACAACATGTTAGTGCTTTTTCAAGGTGCTACGAAACACAAAGTACTTCCTCATATAGGCGATAAAAATAGATATTCTATGGCGTTTAATATTAGTATAACATCTCACCAATAAACACTCTTTAATTAATGAATTTTTATAGTATATTGGCAAAATGCCATTAGTTAATTTTAGACCAGCACCAGGCATCAATAAAGAAGTAACCGACTACACAGGCGAAGGCAAGTGGACAGACGGTGATAATGTTCGCTTTTTTCAAGGATTGCCACAAAAGATCAAAGGATGGGAGAAGTTTATCTCTACCACTTTGGTGGGCGTGGCTCGTGATCAGCATGCTTGGGTAGCTTTAGATGGTACAAGATACAATGCTATTGGCACAGACAAAAAACTCTATGTCATAGAAGAAGGTCTAGCTTATGACATTACACCTATAAGAGAAACACAGGCTCTTACAAACCCTTTTACCACCAATGCTACAACCTCGGTTGTTGTAACCGATACATCTCATGGAGCACAGAAAGGTGATTTTGTAACCTTTGATTCTTTTTCCACAATTGATGGATTAGATATGAATCAAGAATTTGAAATTACTTCAGTTGCTAACAGCGATGCTTATGTGGTCACACATACGAGCACTGCCTCAGGTTCTACATCAGGGGGTGGTGGATCAGGTAATGCACAGTATCAAATATCAATAGGTCCTGAGCTCTCTACATCAGCTTTTGGTTGGGGTACAGATGGTTGGGGTTCTGGAACATGGGGCACTCCTTCGACTGTTTCCAATGTTACTTTAGAAGCTCGACAATGGTCCTTAGACAATTTTGGTGAAGATTTAATTGCAACGGTTTTAAATGGTGGAGCTTTTCAATGGGATACTTCAGTGGGCGTAAGCACTAGAGCTACTGCTATATCTGGAGCCCCTACTGCATCAAGATTAAGTTTAGTTTCCACACCTGATAGACATTTAGTTTTTATGGGCACAGAAAATACTATTGGCACTGCAAATTCTCAAGACGATCTATTGATTAGATTTTCTGATCAAGAAGATATTACTACATATCAACCAACAGCAGAGAATACCGCTGGTTCTTTACGTATTGCTGATGGATCACGAATCGTGGCCGCAGAGCGATCAAGAGGACAAATACTTGTTTGGACAGACACATCGTTACATGCAATGCAGTTTATTGGTCCACCATTTACTTTTGGTTTAAGACAGCTTGGACAGAATTGTGGTATCGTGGGTATTCACGCAGGGCTTGATTTAAATGGTGTAGCCTATTGGATGTCACAAGACTCATTCTTCCTGTTTGATGGTACAGTTAAAAAATTACCGTGCACCGTGGAACAATTTGTTTTTGATAATATCAACATTACAGGATCTGAAAATGCCTTTGCGGGACATAATGGTGAATTTAATGAAATCATGTGGTTCTATCCAAGAACAGGATCGGATCAAATAAATGCAATCGTTGCTTATAATTATTTAGAACAAACTTGGTGGACAGGAACTCTGTCTCGAACAACATGGATTGACCGTGAAGTTTATGATAATCCTGTTGGAACTGAATATCTGTCAACCACAACAGCGAACAATGAAACTATTTTAGGTTTAACAGATGGTGCTACTCAAATGTATTTACACGAAACAGGTAATGATGCTGATGGAGAAGCCATGACCGCATTTGTAAAATCTGGATCAGTTGAAATTGGAGAGGGTAATGACATACTTTTTGTACAAAAATTAATTCCTGATATTCAAAATCAATCAGGGACATTAAATATGAAATTAGAATTTAAATATTATCCTAATACAAGCACTAGCACTATTAAGACCGCAACGTTTACCGATACAACTGATTTTGTGAGTTTACGTGGAAGAGGCAGAGAGTTTACAGTGAATGTTGTATCAAACACAACAGGCACAGCTTGGAGATTAGGAACACAACGTTTTGACGTGCAACCTGATGGTAGAAGGTAATTGTTAAAAGAAATACCTAATCAAAATTACTATCACGGAAAACTAAATGAAAGTGTAGTAAACGAAGCTGTGTCTTTTGTGAATAAAACAAAAGATAGATACACAGACAAAAGTTGGGAATGTGATATTAAAACATCGTTTAGTTTAACTGATAATATTTTAAACTGTAGAGAACTTAGTTCTTTAAGACTCAATGTTTTAAGTGAACTTGATAACTTCATGTATTCTAGAGAAGTTTACTTTAACGGATACATAATTGACTCTTGGATAAATATTTATGAAAAAAACTTTTATCAAGAATTTCACAGGCACGTAGATGAAACTAGGGTTCATTTTTCAGGTGTATTGTATTTATCAGAAAAAAATTCTGATATTGAGTTTGATGTCAATTCTTTTAGTAGAATTAAAATTACTCCTCAATTAGGAGATATTATAATATTTGATGATAACTTACTGCACCGTGTTTGTTCAAATCAAGAAGAATGTTTAAGAGTTAGTTTGGCTTTTAACTTTGTTAAAAAAAGAAGGTGGTCAGGGATAAAGCATGACTAGAGCTTTTCTCCAGCATTATTTATTTGAAATAAATGATAATCTTAAAGTTGAGCAAAACAAAATAGGACCTTATGAGTATTTATCTATAGATAACTTTTACAAACGACCAGAAGAAATACACACGATGTTAACAGAGTCTTGGACTCAAAGTTGGAAAAATAGTATTAATGGAAATAATTTCAGAGAGTACTTTGATTGTAGATCGTCTTTTCCTTTAACGCAGTATGGCTTTGAGAATGAATCTAAAACAACAGATTATTTAAAAAGTATTCTCCCTCTAGAAGGATTATCCTGTAATTGTATTTGCACCAATATTTTTAGTTGGATAAATACTCCTTCCTCAAGCATTCAACTTTGTCCACATCAAGACTTGTCTTTAAATATATTAATTTATTTAGATAAAATTAATTCTGGGGGAACAGCTCTTTATGAAAAAATGCCTAATGTAGAGCATTCTGAGGAAATTGATATCAGATTTGATATATCTAAAGAAAATATTAATCATTATGTTATTCCTTCTATTTTTAATAGATGCGTTATTTTTGATGGTAGTATACCTCATGGAGGATTTATCGAAGATCATAGCAAATATTCAAATAGAAATTGGAGATATAATACCGTATATTTCTTTGAAAAGGAAAATTAATATGTTTTTATTATGGCACACACTTTTAATTATTGGTTTTCTAGGAATAGCTTTTATTCTTGGATTTTTAACAGGTAAAAAATATGGCAAAATTAACTTTACAAAGATTTCCTGATCCTAGACCTGAGTATGATGCTCAACAGTCTGCTGAATTGATCAGACAATTAGAAGAAATGATACAGCAATTGAACACTCAATATACTCAAGACACACAAGAGGAAGCCACAAGAAGATCGTGGTTTTTTAGTTAATGGCAGACGTATTTAAAAGATTTACACAAAAGGCAGCTAACACCGATGTTATCACTATCTTTACAGTGCCAACTGCGAACGTAGCGGCGACACCTCCAACACCTGTTTCTACATTTATCGTTAAGACAATTGTCCTTCATAATGACTCTGGTTCAGGAACTGTTAACGCAAAAATAACTCACAACAATGGAACAACGGATATTGAGATTAATAATATTGATGTTGCTCATGGCTCTACACAACAGCTTAACGGACCCTTTGTTTATGAGGCGGGAGACTCATTGAAGATTCAAGCATCGACCACGGATCTCTGTTCAGACATCTCTGTTCTAGAAGTTAAACAACAACAATAGTGAACTATATTTTTAGAAGCAAACTTTCTAATCATTTAGAAGTTAAAGATAAATTAATAGAGCAAATAAACTTAATACCTAAAAACCCTTATATCGATAAAAAACAAAATATACTACATACCGACTGGAATCTTCCTCGTGCGATGCATAGAGAATATGCAAGTTTATTTATAGAAACAGTTACCCCTCACCTTCACATGATGGTTGAATCTTTAAAGGTAGATAAGGTGGAGATAAACAACTTTTGGTTTCAACAATATGGAGAAGTAGGAGAGCATAAATGGCATACGCACTCTAAAACCAACTATGCGAACGTTTATTTTTTAGAATGTCCTAAAAACTATAGCACTAAATTTAAGCACTTTACTGAGGATTGTGAAGAGGGAGATATACTGAGCTTTCCTGCTTTTTTACCTCACTGTTCTCCTCCTATAAAAACTAATATGATAAAGACGATTATAGCTTTTAATACTAGTTTTGATTGCGAATAATCGGTTGATTTCATAGCTTTTCGTCTATAAAACTATAGTATGGCAAAAATTGTAGATGAACCCGTTATCTTGAGATATGACTCGATCGACGGTAAGAAAGTCCCAGTTTATAGTGCTAAAGTAGAAACTACAATTACGAACACTAGAACGGGCACTGAGTATAACTCACATGAGGAGTGTCAGGCAGACATTGACAATCCTGAAACTGAAACAACCGAAGCAGATATCAGAAGAGATGTTCACGTAACAGCTCCAAATGTATTCGCTGGAGCACACACACTACCGGAGTAAAGATGTTAAAGAACTTTATCAAAGGCATTAAAGAAGCTCTTCCTACTGTAGGAGCTATGATTGGTTACAGTGTTGCTGGACCACTAGGTGCTGGAATTGGTTCTGGCATAGGCTCTTTAGCTGCTGGTAAAGATGTAGATGACTCTCTTAGAAATGCGTTGATCGGAGGTTCTTTAGGTTATGCTGGTCAAACATACTTTGGTAGAAACCCTGCTAGTAATCCGTTGGGTATAGGTTCTTTCTTTAGAGAGGGTACAATACCTGGAGTAAGTAATATTGTAAAACCCTTTGGTCAAAGAGGAGCAGAGTCATCTTTTGCTAAGATGGCTAATATAACTGCTCCGAAAGCAAAGATTGGCGCGGCTCAAATGTCTTTGGATGATTTTGTAAAAGGTGAAGTAGCTAAGGCTGGCACTACTGATCCTGCGGTATTAGAAATAGTAAAAGAAAAAGCTGTTGGCGATTACTATAGCAAAGCAAACAAATTTGATGTCAGTGACTTTTTCATGAATAACGCTGGTTACATTGTTCCTAGTTTAATAACAGCGGCAGCTGCTGGTGGTTTTGATGAAGAAGATATTAATTTACCGACCGCTCCTGAGGCAGGTAGTCAAGGACAATTACAAACAGGAGTTGCAAATTTAGTTAATCCTATTTTGAATCCTGATGGGTCGTACACTTATCCAGTAAAAGACGGTGGTATCATGCAAGCAAAGAACGGTAGTATTGCTTCTTTTCAAGAGAACAGTCCAAGAAGAGATTTATTTTTAGAGAGAGAAGGTCCGATATCCGATGACCGTGGATCACCGAACAAGGACACTGTTTATGCTAAATTAGCTGACGGTGAGTTTGTTGTTAACGCAGACACGGTAGCTGACATAGGTTATGGTATGGGCGCAACAAGTTTAGATCAAGCCAAAGAAATGGGCGGCTCTTTCTTTTATGGCTTACAAGATGCACAAAAACAAGGTATATTAGGCAATATGGTAGGTAGAGCGTAATGGCAGTCACGGAACAAATTATTAGACAACCTCAGTTTATAGAGCAAAGAACAGAACAGCTTCTTGAGTCTGTCTTTGGTCCTCAGGGTGTTGCTAATACAGCTATGACAATACCGTCTGCTCAGGTAGCACAGTTTACTGCTCCTCAAACAACTGCAGCTAACCTAGCAACTACAGGTGTGGGTGCTTATCAACCTTATTTAGAGTCAGCCGCTAACACACAAGTTATGGCAGCTAACACTGCTTTAGGGGCAACTCAAATGTATGACCCTAACATTACATCACAATTTATGAATCCATATCAGCAACAAGTTACTCAACAAGCCTTAGCTGAGATGGACAGACAAGCGGCGATCGCACAAAACCAGGCCGCAGCTCAAGCTGTAGGCGCAGGAGCTTTTGGTGGTGGTCGTGAGGGTGTTGTTCAAGCAGAACTTGCTAGAAACTTACAAGATATAAAAACAAGAAGAATATTTGAAGATGCTTCAAGAAACTATTTACAAGCACAACAAGCTGGATTAGCCGCTCAACAGGCTCAACAACAAAGACAATTACAAGCCGCTGGTATTTTAGGTGGTGTAGGCGCACAACAATTAGGTTTAGGTCAGTTTGCACAAGCTGGATTGCAGGGTGACATTCAACAGTTATTAGGTATTGGTGGCATGCAACAAGCACAAGATCAAGCTCAGTTAGATGTTGCACGTCAAAACATATTAGAAGCTCAAAGAGAGCCTTTTGGTCGAATACAGTTTGCCTCTGATATTTTAAGAGGTGTGCCTTCAGGACAACAGGTCTTTACAACACAACCCTCTCCTTCACCGTTATCTCAATTACTAGGGGCAGGAGTTAGTTTAGCGGGCATTGGTTCGTTGTTCGGTGGTAATTCAGGAATACAGTTGTGATATGGCAAATGATATACTTAAACGAAAAATGTTTGCTAAAGGGTTTCAACCTGGAGGTCAAATAGGTGGTCCTGGATCTGGACCTATAGACATTATTCAAGGCAGCTTCCCATTTAAAATGGGTCAAACTTTTGGTCAGGAGTTAAAGCAAGGACTTCAACCCGGTTATTTGTCTAATGTAGCTGGCGCAGGTGTAGGCTCTGTTTATGAAAATTTAGGTAATATTCAAAATTATTTTTTATCTCCTGTTTTTGATGTAGGTAAAAGAGCGATCAATGAGTTAAGCACAGGTTTTTTAGGAACAGATAGAACAGAATTTGCTCCAACTCCTCGAGTTGCAACAAGCGGTAATCCTTATGGTTTACCTGTTAATTTATTAAATGAAATAACTCCAAACACTTTTGATACTTATTACCCACCAGGAACTCAAGTTAGAATTTCTAAGATTGCTGACATCTATGCTAAAGGCGGTGGTGACTATCTCAGAAACACATTGGGTGTTTCAGGTGAGGAACTACAGGCCGCAGGTGTTTTAAGATTACCTAACACACCACCTCCAGGAACTGAAATGAGATTGGCTGGTGGCTCTGATTTCTTAGATTCAGAAATGATTTTAGCTCAGGCTACGGATACTGATAAATCAAGCAATCAGGTTGAGGCAGAAACAAAACAAGTTATTGAGCAAACGGGTGGAGATGCTTCTGTCATGGAAGAAGTAATGGCACGAAGAGATCAAATATCAACCGACATAGGTGAGTACCCTGAGGGTGTGCCAGCAGGTGGTCAAGACTCTGTTACAAGCATGGAGCAAGAGCAACAAAACAAACAAGATAATCAAAATAAACAAGAAGAAGAATTTAACTTTGGCGCAGAAGTTGAAAAATTAAAACAAGAGTTACAAAAGGTTACTGGTCCTGAAAACTCAACTGATGCCGCTTTGCTTTTATTGAAGCTAGGTTCAAACTTAATGAGTGGTAAAACTTCTGAAAAAGGACTGACTGGTTTCTTAGATGTGTTAGGTCAGGCAGGAGCTCCTGTGGTAGACACAGCAATTGCATTAGCTGATAAAAGAAGAAGCGAGGAAAGAGAATTAGCTCTGACTGCAGCTGGTATTGTTCAAGACAGAAGAGAAAAACAACTAGACAGAGAATATAGTTTACTCGAAGTACAGGCTAAAAACCTTGGTGAAATAGGTGACAATAACTATGTGTATGAAATACAGTATGACATGGATCCAAACTCACCTACTTATGGTCAAAAGTTAGCTGATACAAATATCGGTCAAAGAGTTGATAATCCAAATGATTTACTAGGTTATAAAAAATCGAATGTTGTGTTCGAAATAGAACAGCCTGATGGAACAACCATCATGATAGAAAAACCAAGATACAATGTGTTAGATACACCGCCATGGGAGATGAAATACAACTGGGCTGGTTTAATGGATCCTGAAGGCGATAAGTGGACCACGGACCAATCACGTTTGGGAAGAATTAAAAGTTCTATTGGCAAGATTGATCAAGTTTCAGCGATGTTTGGTGACGGTAATGAGATCGGTTTCTTTTACAATCCAAAAGCTGCTGTTTATACAATTGGAACTATTTGGAATCAATTAAAAGGTCAGTATCAAGATGCAGGTAAGTCATTACCTAACCTGAGTCAACAAGAAGTTGAAATGGCATACAACCAAATTGCTAATGATCCTAATTTAAATGAAGAGGCAAAAGCGATAGCCTTACAAAACCTTGAACAAGTGGTTACAGGTAAAGGTATTTATAGCGATCAAAACTATTTTGGAAACAAAGATTACTTATCTTATCAAGATACCTTAGCACAATATCTTAACGCTGAACTGAACGACAAATTAGACGTTGCTGGTGGAATGTCAATTAACGATTTACAAGTAGGTAAGACTGAATACATCATGGGTCAGATGCCTTTTGGTGGCGACGACACAATGAAAGACATCAGAGCGATCAGAAACAAAGGATATTCAGGAACATATTTTGATGTTAACTCAGGACAAAACGTTCCTTACGATGGTGGAGACACTATTGGTGAATTAGCTGACGACAAGTTTGAGTATTTAAATGATACTGCTGAAAAGTTTGGTTTAGTGTACGATCCCTCACAAAGAAAGTTTGTTCCTAGTTTTGACTCTGTTACTGCTCCTGATGCAGACAGATCAATCACTCTTAACTTAGGTGGCAAGGAAGTTGTTATTCCTTCTACAATTGCTGCTGTTGACATTTATGCAACTATTCTTGGTTTTGATTTCGCTAGATACATTCAGCCTGAGCAACGATTATTGAAAGATACAATTCAATCTTCTGTTGGTAAGTTTGATTTAACTGGTCAGTTCTCTTCTCCTCAAGTTTTATTATCAAGGGTTAGAGGTTTTAAAAATCAATTAATTCAAGAATACAATGAAACAATAGATCAAAACTTTTTACCTCAATATCGTGCAAGACATTATTATAAGCCTGATGGTTACTTACCTACTACCACTTATGATTATGCAAATCCTGAAATAAGATATGATGGACAGATTGAATCTTCTGCCTCAGGGGCAAACGCAGCTGCCGATCCTGATAACTTATTGAAGTTCTATGACATTGATGTAGATTTAAATTTAAACGCACCAACAGGAGCTAAGTTACCGTAATGAAAACTTTTACACAATTACCTGATTTATTAAGAGCTCGAATGGAGTTCATGCAACAAAACAGCAATCCTGAGGTGTTTCCTTCTTATACTTTTGATGATGTTGCAAAAATATCAGACGCTGGTTTCGATCAGGTCAGAGGTTTTGCTACAGGCGATCAAGTAAAAAAAGAAGAGGATGACAAACCTCAAATCTCTCCTGATCTTCCACCAGGTTCTCCTTTACCAACATTTATGGGTATGGAACAAGCCGCAGAATCTTATGGCGGTACAACAAGAGAAACGGGTGCAAGCATACCGATTAATCAAATGCAATCTATATTGGTGCAAATGGCAGAGAACGGTTTGAAAAAAGGATTGCCTCAAGCTCAAATTATTAATGATATGGAGAGAATGAAAGCTGAATACGGATATACCGATGCGATGATGCACCCACAAACAGCTAGTATTGATGATATCAATGACACTGGTGGTTATTTAAATGGAAGACCTAATCCATTTCCTATGTTAAAGCTTTCTTCTTCTGTGCTTTCAAGCATAGCGGGAACTTTAAAAGGAGCTAGAGTTGGAGCTTTAGCAGGTCCTTTAGGTGCGGTTTTTGGAGGATTACTGGGTGGAACTGCTGCTTATGTTTCTAACTTAGCTGGTTATGAAGGATTATTGTCTTATTTAAATGGCAAAGGTTTGTTGTATACGCCAACTTATAACGAGTATGGTGAGTTCATGGGACAACAGAAAGGTATCTATAGACCAACTGTTGATGAACAAGTTGATTATTTGAAAAGAGAGGCTTTGATTGACCTTGCTTTTGGCGGTGCTTTCTTATCTGCAAGACCTGCTCTAGGTTTGTTTAAAGCTGGTTTGAACAAAGCAACAGGTGTCAATAAAGAGGCTTATCAAAAACTAAAAGCGATAGGAATAGATCCAGGTCGCTCTGAAGTATCAAACATGTTTATTTTTAATTCTCTACCTAACTCAATAGGTAGAACACCTTTCTTTGGTACTGTGTTTAGAAAAGCCTATGAGAAAAACGTTGAAAAATATTTGAAGAATGTTGATAAAAACGTTATTCCTGGTTTTGACCAATTAGTACAAGCTATGAATGGCCAGGGGCTTGCACCTAAAAGCATGATCGCTGATATGGGTTATGACATGGCAACCACAGTCAGTAAATATACCAAACAGGCTACCAAAGATATTAACAAAGTTTACACTCAATCTAGAGGTTTAGCTGAGAGTTTAGGAGATGTATTCTCTATCAAAGGTGCTGGTAATCAAGCAAGAGAAATTGCAAAGTCAATCTTTAAAAATGCACCTAAGGATGACGCTGGAAAGTTTTTAAATAAAGCAGATGAGAGTGTTTACAGGTTTTTAAAAGGATTAGAAAAAGACGCTGTTGAAACAGGAACCATAAACTTTGGTAAAGTAGACGGTTACATGAATCAGATTGACAACTACATGCAACTTGATTTTAAACAAAAATCTTCGATTAAAGATATCTCAGAGAAGGTTAAAGGTGTGTTAACTGAATTAGAAAAAAGTTTAGGTGCTCCTGTTCCTTCTTTAAAAAGTATTACAGGTAAATCAAACACGGCTATAAAAGAATACATGAACTCCTTGAATCAAGCAGATCAAGTTTACAGAGATTATGCAGTTCTTTTTGGTGGTCCTGATGGTAAACATTTCAAAGGTATTACTAAGTTTCAGTTCTTCAACGAGTTTCAACAACAAGGAAGTAAGTACGTTGAGGACTTGTTTAAAAAAGCATTTCGATTAGAAACTAAAACTTCTGTCGAAAACATGTCTAAAATGTTAGGTCCTGATAAGTTTAAAGACGCTGTAAGATTAAGAATTGCTGATGCTTTTCAAAAATCTTTTGAAGGATCTCCAGGTTTCATGAGATCTGCAAAAGACAGAACAGATGATTTTTTTGGTCAATTAGCTGATATGAAGTTCAATGTTAATTCGTTTAAAAATAATTTAGGTCTTGATCAAATTATGAAGTTTGATGCTAACAAGCTAGTAGCTATGGATGAGGCTTTAAAAAGAGCTGGCTTAGGTATCGGTGTTGAAGATTTAAAGAAATTTGCAGATGCCTCTGAACAATTTTTCAATAATAAAAACTTTAACTTATCAACTTACTTGGCTCGTAGAACACAATTGGGTGGTATTAAATCAACCTTGCGTGCGATATCAGGAGGCTTCTTGTTCCCTGGTGGAGCCGCCGCTGGTGCAGCTGCGGTATCAGGTAGTGTGGGTTTATTAAACGCTGTTACTTTCTTGGTTCTTGGTAAGTATGCTACAAAAATATTTTCTAATCCTTTTAGTATTAATCCAATCAAAGATGCTATTTCTACACAAGCAACAAACATTAAAGGTGTTCGTAAAAACTATTTAGAGTTGGCCAGGACACTAGAAAAACTTTTGAATGAAAACCCTGACTTAGAAGAAAATTTAGAGAACGATTTTAATTCTATTCAAAGAAGAATTAACACAACCGTTGGTAACTTCGCTCCTTTAAGTAAAGGATTCAATGACTTTCAAAAAGGTAACAATCAAGAGTTAATGGAATTTTTAGAAGGCTTCAAAGACATACCAGACACGAATATTGAAACACCAACCGTGCCCGCAGAAGAAAGTCAAGAGCCTGAGTTCAGAGAACAAGTCACTCCTATTCCTCAAGAAACAGGAGTAGCAAGTAATGTTCAACAAAATGAACCACGCTTTACTGATACTAGACTTGCTTCTGTAGATGATCTTTTAGCTTCACCCACAGATACATCTGCTAGAAATGCACAGGATTTATTTCCTCAAGACGCATTATTACAAGCAGCATTAAGGAGACAAGCATAATGGTAAGAAGAGCACCAAAAGGATTTAGAGATAAAGCTAAAGGCGGTAAAGGTAAAAGTCTTAGTAAGTCTGCTATCAGTAGAATTATGGGAGTTGCTGACAGTAGCATACCTGGTGGTTCTTTTTCTGAGTTAGCTAGAGCAGATAAACAAAATCAAGTAAAATACGATAGACCTGGAAATTTAAAAGATTTTATGGACAAATCTGCCTTGTATCAGGAAGGCATTGGTCTTGGTGGTCGAGTAATGGAAGATGGAACTTTACAGATGGCTGGTTTGCGGGATGCAGAAGGCAATCCAATAGTTCTTAAAAAAGACGGTCAAACTATTTTATCAATGCGTAAACCTGGTATTACTGCGGTAGCACCTAGAAATTTTCAAGAGTTTATGGGCGATGTAAAAAGAGCTTTTACAGGATACAATACTCTTTCTTATGATCCCAATGCTGTAGGAACTCCTAGTACAACAGGTGGTACAATAGTTAGAAACGAAGGTATATTATCTAACATTGATCCGCTTTCTTTTATTCCTGGAGTCGGAATGGCGAAAAAATTTATTGAAGGTGCGAAAGGTGTTTATGACTTTATGTTTCCAAAACCTCCTGTTGTTACTTATGGAGGAAGTAGTGATATTACAGTAACTGAAGAACCTAGCGGAGTGATAAATGCTCTACCAGATACGTCTTCAATAAAGTTTGAAGACTTACCTAGCATCACTGATACGACAGTTTCACAGTTTGATCCTTTAGGCAATCCAGCTTTGTACGGAGATGGTACCTTCTTTGATAGATTTGATGAACAGTTGGAGGCATTAGGAATTGAACAAGATCCTCTTTATTCTTAAAAGATTATTTGATAAAATACGGCCTCAGAAAGGAGAACCCGATGAACATCAAGAACATTGGGGTATAGGATCATGATAAAAATTACAGACGAACTAAAAGCACGAGTACAGGACCATGAAGGCCTGCGCACACAAATGTATCTAGATTCGCTAGGCAAAGCCACTGTGGGCATAGGACATTTGATACAACCGCATGAAAGAGAGAGATTTGCTGAAGGAGTAGAGATACCAATGGAAGAGATCTTGGAACTGTTTGAAATGGATTTAAACAGAGCTGCAGCAGGAGCAGATATGTTGATACAAGATAACATCGGACACGACTTACCACAACACGTAGGCGAAGTTATACTTGAAATGGTATTTCAACTCGGAACTACCGGTGTATCAAAGTTTAAAAAAATGTGGAAAGCGATGAGAGTCAAGCAGTGGGAAACTGCAGCGGCTGAAATGAAAGATTCCAGATGGCATTCACAAACACCGAAGCGCTGTGAATCCCTAGCTGAAATTGTAGCAAATACTTAAAGAGTTCTTCTAATATAGTTAGGTAGTGTGCCTTCTTCTAAATACCAAGCGTACGCTGCTTTCCAGTCTTTCTTATACTCTGTTTTTAAGAAGTCTATTAACTCTTCTTCTTTTTTATCATCGCTCTTAAAAAGATTTAAGAAGTGTTGTTTTGCCTTATTAGTTAAGTTGTACATTATAATTCTCCTTTGTCGTGGAGAATATACATTTATTTTTTCTTTTTAGATTTGCGATTATAGGATAGCTGATGTTCTTCTACAGCTTTGTAAACTTCGACCTTGGACCAATGAGCCATCGCAGCTTTGTGAATATCTTCTTGTAAAACCTTTAATGAACCAATAGGTATTTCTATAGGTGCTCCAATATTATCATAAGCACGTTGACACTCCTCTTTTGTTAGATGCAATGTAACCGCTCCATCCTGATAACATATTCTCAAACTCCACACATCCCTTCACAATCATTAACTGTAACGCCACCTAATTCATCAAACATAGACATCTGACCATTGTCTTTTGCCTTTTCGTCAATATCAATTTCACTTAAAGGTTTACCTTCTTTAGTGACGAAAACAGTGTAGCCCTCACGCATACCTTTGAACCCACCATTAATCTTTTTTTCAAACTCAATAACATGTTGAAACTCTTCTGGTGAATTATCTTTCAAATACTTCCATTCTGTCCAAGTTTTATAAGGACAAAAAGTACAAGCTGAACGTGGTGGCTTTGGCATATCATGATCTTCAAACCACTTCTTACACATCGCTCTAGTGATGTTTCTATCAACCAAAGGATAAACATTTTTAATCCAAGGCTTCCTGGCCTCTTTAACACGATAGGTTTCGTCACGAGATATACCCATGATCATTTCAACAACAGTGCCTTTTTTCACACGTTGTCCTTTTTGATATCCCATTTGAGTTCTAATAAACTTGTGAATGGGTTCAATCTTATAGTGGCCTGTGCACTGCCTGGTCAAGATACCCATGCTGTGTTTCTTTGGATCTTTTGTAAAGAAAGGAGGTGTTCTTGAAGTGTGCAAACCCTCCGCAGCTTCTATTGAATCTGTTTCAATGTTACCAGCACTAATCACATGAATAGGGTAATTTTTAATTTTACTCTTCATCCAATCAAACCAGTCATAAACTTCTTTTGGTTCTGCCATTGTATCTGCAAATACTGCATAATCTGGCATAGGACCTATTTCTCCTAGGTCATACATAAATGCTAAAGTGCTTGATTGCACTCCCGCTCCTAAAGATAATACTCTTAAATCAGCCATTGTTTCAGCTCCTCTCCCATGACTTCTGTCGCTAAGTTAATCTTATTCCTTAAACTTTGTACAATCTTCTCATCTACAGTGCCTTCGGTTACTAGGTCAACATAAGTGACCTTTGATGTTTGTCCTATGCGGTGCACTCTATCCTCCGATTGTAGTCGGACTTCTAAGTCATAAGAGTTACTATAGTATATCACAGTGTGACTCTTGGTTAAAGTCAAACCATAACCACCTGTTTTTGGATTACCAACAAAATAACGAAGGTCTTCGCCATTCTGAAAGTCATCTATAATTTGTTGTCGGTCTTCACTTGACGTGTCACCATAAAAAGTAGCTACGGATCGTGGACCATGTATCTTTGAAATTTCTGTTGCAATTGTTTGAATGTCATGTCTATAGTTTGCCCATATAAGAACTTTGCCTGATGTCTCTTCTAAAATATTCAATAACTCTTTTAGTCGGTTATTTTCTACTGGCTTTACTTCTCCGTTATCTAATTTTACGTGCCCGCACACTATCTGATGTAGCCGTAGTATTTGGGTTAGCGCTGATAGGGCTGTCAGCCTTTCTCCCTCTAACTCAGCTATGGCCATACGTTTCATCGTAACATACATCTCTAATTGTTTTGGAGTCATTGATACGTTTCTTACTTGATATATTTTTTCAGGTAGATCTAAACAATCATCTTTTAAAACTCTATAAGAAAAACTATCTAATTTATCTGCTAGTTCTCCAAGTCTTTGATAACTCACTATCATGTTAAACTGGTGTGTTGGCATATTTCTTTTTACCATGACACAATATCTATTCTTAAAGGTCCAAAAAGAACTAAAGCCTAATAAGTCTTCACTCAAGAAAGCACATTGTGCATAGAGATCAATCGGTGAACGAGTCACTGGTGATCCCGTCATAATGCGTCGGTATTTAATAAGTGGTGAAAGTTTTAAAATGTTTTTAGTTCTAGCTGCTGTAGGATTTTTTATAGTCGTACTTTCATCAATCGCTACCATGGCTTTGTGTGCTAATAAAAATTTCTTTGCAAAGTCGACACCTTTTTTTGTGCTGAAAGCTTCTACATTCATCAATAATATTTTAAAATTATCGTTAGGTAAAAAAACTTTGTCTAATTTTTTTCTGTCTTCTGCTTTATTGTCCGAGCCCCACACAAAAATGTCTGGATTAATGTGTTCAGGTAGATGACTTTTAAGTTCTCTCTTCCAGTTCTTGTAAACAGTTTTAGGTGCGATAACCATTAGGGTTTCAATATGACCCTGATCCCAAAGCCAACTAGCATTATATATAGCTACCAGTGTTTTACCTGTGCCCATTTCCATGAACCAAGCAAATTCTTCCTTATCAAGGGAAGCACCCAGCGCAGCTAATTGATGAGCAAAAGGCTCAGTTTTAAACGGATAGTCCTGTAATGTTTTCATATCTTTCTAATTTTTAATATAGTGCTTGTAATTTATATATCAAGTATTATATAATTCCATTAGAAAGAAGGTAAACATTGAGTAAAGTATATGTAGTACAAGAAATGCCTGGTAAGGATATTTTATCTGCTGACAAGTATGGTGAACTTATCCCTGTCATGCCACCAAACTATCAAGTGGTCCTAAGTCCAGGACCAGCTGTTGCTAAGATGAAGCGTGCAATCAAAACGTTTACTGACGATGATTACATACTTTGTATGGGCGATCCTTCTCTGATAGGCATTGTATGCGCATATTGCTCAGAGTTGAATGGTGGTAAATTTAATCTGTTGAAGTGGGATAAAAAACATCAAAAGTATTATCCTATATCAATAGAACTTTATAGGAGAACGTAATGACTAACGCATCTATACTTGAGTCTTTAGAACAATCATCTAAGGATTTAGGTAAACTTGATGACGGATCTTTGTCCTCATTGGGCTCGAAGTGTCATGAAATCGAATCAACTGTAGCTGAACTTGAAAACATTGAGGCACACAAAAAAGGTCTCAATCAAAAGTTACAGAAGTTGTACGATGAGACAGCCGAGTTGCTTAGGGCTAAGAATCTAACATCACTTACCTTGGCTAATGGATCAAAAGTCACTGCTTCCGAAAAAGTAGTAGCACATATCAAAAAAGAGATTCAATCTGAAGCTTTTGATATACTACGAAATAAAGGATTCGGTGATCTGATCAAGCGTGAGGTAAAAGCAAACTTCGCTAAAGGCGAAGATTCTCAAGCGGAAATGTTCATACGTGCAATCGAAGAGCAAGGACTTCAACCGGTGGATGATGCCAAGATACATCCAAGCACTCTTAAAGCTTTTTTTAAAGAGCAATTGGATAAAGGCAACCCGCACGAACTACCTTTAGATCTCTTCGGGGTACACGTTTTGAACGAAATAAAGATAAGGAGATAATCATGCGTAAGCAAAAAACCGTAAATAAAAAAAGAATGTCTGCTAAGGCAGTACAGGAAACAAAGACACAGGCAGTTGCAGCTGTGACTCTTGATAGCTTAGAAGCTCTCAGTGGAAGAGGTCTTCAAAATGTATCTAACGATACAATGGCTACACCAAGAATAAAAATATTAATGCAACTTTCACCAGAACTCGAAGAGATAGAAGGTGCGAAGGCAGGTATGATTTACAATACCGTGACTCAGGAACTTTACAAATCTGAAGAAGGTTTAAGAGTTGTGCCCTGTTACTTTCAGCTTCAGTATGTTGAGTGGGCGGATCGTGGCCAAGGGTCAGGTGCACCTATCAATGTATATGATGCTAACTCTGACATTCTGATGAAAACAAAAAGAGATGATATGAATAAGGATAGGCTCGACAGTGGTAATTACATTGACACTTGTCATAACCATTTCGTATTGGTTATTGGTAAAGACGATGTGCCATCACCTGCTGTGATTACATTTAAGTCTACACAACTTAAACACAGTAAGCGTTGGAACACCATGATGAAGAGACAGTTCCTTAAAGGGAAAAATGGAAACTTGTTCGCAGCTCCAGCATTCGCTCATATCTATAAGTGGACGACTATGAAGGAGTCAAACGACAAAGGCACTTGGTACGGTTGGAATGGTCCGACCAAGGAAGCAGTTCTCACCGAACTACCTAACGGTGGTGAGTTGCTAAGTATGGCTAAAGAGTTTGAAGAGAGTTGTAGAAAAGGTGAAAGAAATGTTTCTTATGAAGAAACAGAGACTTCGTCTAACGACTCGGATTCAAGCATACCGTTTTAAATATAACAAGGGGGCTTTATGCCCCCTTCATTTTTGGGAGTGCATTTGAGATACGAGAAATTTAGAGAGATATTTAAAGGTTTAGATAGAGCCTATGGTGTCTATTATAAAGGTGAAACAAAGGAGAATGGTAAGCTATCTGGTAAAGCTTACATCAAAAAAGAACCTTTGTTTGATCAATATTATGACGCTCATCTAGACGGCAAAGACCCTGGCTTAGGGATTATTCCTATTATGGATGATTCTAATTGTTATTGGGGTTGCTGTGATATTGATAAGTATCCTCTTGATTTCAAAGCAATAATAAAAAAGTTAAGAACTAAAAATATTCCTATGATTGTGTGTCGTTCAAAGAGTGGCGGGGCACATCTATTTCTTTTTGCAAAACAATCTGTGCCTGCATCTTTAATGAGAAGAAAGCTATCAGAGATAGCTGCATCTTTGGGATACGCTGACTGTGAAATATTTCCGAAGCAAGAAGAGATTAAAAAAGACAGAGGAGACACAGGTAATTTTTTAAATCTACCTTATCACGGTGGTGATGAGAGTATGAGATATGCTATGGATGATGAGGGTAATTCATTATCTGTAGAAGAGTTTTATCAATTATATGATAAATATGTTTTGACTCCAAAAGAACTGAAAGATGTAAAGGTTGTTGAAGAGTCAAGAGAGTTAAAGGATGGTCCACCTTGTTTGGAAACTTTGATGGCTGAGGGTTTCCCTGAAGGTACAAGAGACAATGCTTTGTATCAATACGCAGTGTATGCAAAGAAAGCTTTTCCTGATCACTGGCAAGACAAGATATCTGAGTTCAACCATAAATACATGGACCCAGCTTTATCTGTTAACCAGGTAAACAAAACAATCAGACAACATGAAAAGAAAGAGTATGCGTACAAGTGTAAGGATCAACCAATGTGTTCACATTGTAATTCTAATTTATGTCGTCAAAGACAATTTGGTATTGGTGTAGATTACGAACACAAGTTTGGTGACTTAACAAAGTATCAATCCGATGAATCTGTTTGGTTTCTAAACGTTGATGGTAGGCGTTTGGAGTTAACCACAGATAGCCTGTTCGAGCAGTCTAAGTTTCGAAAAGCTTGTATGGATAATTTGAATGTACTCCCAAATCCATTGAGTAATAGAGACTGGACTGCTCGCATACAGCAGCTACTACAATCAGTCGAGATAATCGAAATGCCCAAAGAGGTTAGAAAGGAAGGACGGTTTGAACAACACTTGGATAACTTTATTAATGACCAAGGTAAGGCACTCAATATTGAAGAAATACTTATTGGAAAAGCTTGGTCAGAAGAAGGAAAAATCTACTTCAAGATGTCTTCACTAGAAGAATACTTGATGAAGAAAAGATTTACTGAGTTTACAACAACTCAGATGGGGGCACGTATCAAACAAATAGGCGGTGGTGATACTCGTAAAAGAGTTCGTGGTCGTCTAGTTTACATGTGGTATGTGCCCGATCAGGAGAAAGAAGAGGTCAACCTAGACTTGCCTTCAATGAAGGAGGAAATACCATTTTAAAACATTTAGATTTATTTTCAGGTATAGGTGGATTTAGTCTTGGCTTGGAGGAGGCGGGACTGGTTGATACAGTAGCTTTTTGTGACTGGGAACCATACTGTCAAGAAGTATTAAAAAAACACTGGCCAGGAGTGCCTGTGTATGGAGATATAAAGGAGCTAACACATGAAAGACTCAGATCAGATGGAATTGATTCCATCGACATCATTACAGGAGGATACCCCTGTCAACCCTTCTCAGTCGCTGGACGTCAAAAAGCTGAGCAGGATCCGAGACATCTCTGGCCAGAGTATTTTAGACTTATCAAAGAACTCAGGCCCACTTGGGTTATTGGAGAAAACGTTAGTGGACACGTTAAACTCGGTCTCGACACCGTACTCGAGAACTTGGAGAGTGAAGGCTACGCCACAAGGACGTTTAGTATTTCAGCTTCGAGCATCGGTGCAAACCATCAAAGAGAAAGGATCTGGATTATTGCCAACTCCAACAACACAGGAGATAGAACATCCGAACATGAAATTGACAAAGACAGGGAGAAGACTGTCGAAGGACGGAAAGAGCAGCCACAGCTTAAATCTAGCCGACACAGTAAGGATATGGAGAACTCCAGACGCTCACAGTGGCCGTGGAGCTTCGAGCAAGGAGAGGATGAAAATGAAACTGAAGAAGGGAATGCCAATCAGTTTGAACGATCAGGTAGCTCATCCGAACCTGATGTGGCCAACACCAAGAGCGTCAGCAGCTATGGCAGAGAACATCGAAAATATACAGAGGAGGGGGACAGAAAGAGGGAAGTTGGAAGAGCGGGTAGCCCTGAGGTGGCCGACTCCGACAACG